ATGTTCATCGACTGGCTCAGCATTTCACAGGAACACGACCACGACCTTCCGGTTGTGTGCGACGTCCAGTTCCTGACTGTTGACACTTTGAGCGGTGATGTCATTAGCACCAAGCAACCTAAGTTTAAACACACTGAGTCTTATTCAACTTCTGTCACTATTCATGTTCAGGGCCGAAAAATTCGTATTGACGGCAATCCTAGTCGTATAGGAAGACTTGATAACCTTTTTGGCTTCACTAATATCGACCAATGCGTTTCCGTTTATAACGCACTTCTTGCTCAATATGGACTTCCTGCGTTTACTCGCTGCACCAAAGTTTACCTTCGTGATGGTGCTTCCGGTGCTAAGTCAGGCGACCTCGTTGCGGATGGTGCCAAGATAGAACGTATTGACCTAACTACAAATGTTTCTCTCGGTGAAGGCAACTGTCTTGCTTATCTTCGCGGCATTTCCTCTCAGAGAATTGGGCATAGTATTGGCTTTCTTTATCCTAATGGTCGAACTGTCACTTGGACTCCAAAGGGCAATGGTCAAGGCGGCAGACTTCAATATCGTAAGGCTTATGATAAGTCTTTTGAAATGGATCAAAATAGCCTTCCCAAAATTAAACGCGCTTTTGGTGAAAACTCCCAAGAGTACGCTTATGTAAAGCAAGTTCGTGATTATTGCG